CGCCAGCCTTCAGGCACGCCTTGCGCAGGCTCAGGCCTTCTGTCGCCATCCCAGACAGCACCGTCTCGATTTGCTGTGCCTTGTCGGCCACTGTTGTTATTTTCGACATGTCTGAATCGCCCTCCATCCCAAATTTTCCCACAACTGCCTAAAAATTAAGCAGACCACCCCATCTAAGGGTTTTCCCTATCCGGATACGCTTTTTCCGCACGATGTTCGGGTACAGCGGGTACACCCCTAAAGGGGTGTGTACCCGGTTGTACCCCAAACACGTCTTTCGCCCGGGTACAACTGTACCCGCTTGTACCCGCTTGTACCCTGTACCCGGTCAAAATCCGATCCCCAGCTCATAAATTCCGGGCTCCTCCTCGACCATCTCGCCACGCTCCAGAAGCTCCACAACGGCCCTGGAGAACGCTTGCTTCTTGCTGTTCGTAGACTCCAACTCTGACAGTTCATCGAACGCTTGCCTCCATTCCGACCTGGCGACCAGCCTAGCATTGAGCGTCTTGAACGCCTCCCAAGCCACGTTCGCGTTGGTGCTGCGCAGCTTGCGTTTGGCGGTCTTGGTGGGCTCGCCCGCCTGCACCAGCACCGCGCTCGTCACCGGCTCGCCGTCCTCGTCAAACCAACCAGGAATAATCACTTTCTCAAGCGTAGCATATAAGGTAGCCGCCAATTCGGCGTCCTTGCTCTTGCGCTGGATAATCTCCATCGGCGAGTCGCCCTTGGCCGGCACGATGCTGATCTCAATGTCCAGCGCACCGCGCCAAGCGCTCGAGCCCCGAGCCCTGTGCTGGGTCTCCTCAGATACGCCGGTATGGTGGACCAATATGATTGTGCAATTGAATTCCGCCATTAGCATGGCGCAGGCGTCCAGCATTGCCTTAGCGTCCTGGGATGAATTCTCGTCGCCTGAGTTGAAGCGGTGCAGAGTATCTATCGTGATGATGGCGGGCTTGATGGGTAGCGCCCGGATGTGCTCGGACACCTTGCGGTAGCCATCTGGAGTATCTAGATCGCAGCCGCTCTTGCTGAGATACATATTAAGAGCCTGACCATTCCCGTGGTGCTCCTTCCACGCCGCTATCCGGCTACGCAAGCCATGGTGGCCCTCGCCCGCCAAGTAGACAATCGCCCCTGGCGTCACCCGGTTGCCGAACCAGTCCTGCTGGCCCTGGGCCATCCGCAGGCACCAGTCAAGCGTGGCGAACGTCTTGCCGCCGCCGCTTGGGCCGTGAACCATGATGAGCGCCGCCTGCTGAATCCAGCCCTTCACCATCCATCTTATTGGCGCTGGCTGGCGGGAGAACTCATCCGCCGGTATGAGCCAGTCGCTCACTGCTGGCTCAAGCAGCGCCGCCAGGTCGTTGCCGGCCTGAACGTAATCATTGGCGTCCCCAGCTGCTGGCGGCATCACCGACCGAGCGCCATACTTGGCACTCGCCTGCTCGGCATAGCGCTGGCCGACTCCACTCGCATCGTTGTCGGCAACAATTACCAAGTCCTGCTGCGCCCCGAACCGATCCCGAAGTGCGCCGGTCACCGGCACTAGATTGCTGGCGCTGTAGGCCACAGCGCAGGCCTTGCCGGTGGCTTGGTGGATCGTGGCGGCAGTAGCGAAGCCCTCGGCGATGTAGATCGTTGATCCAGGCTCGCCAAGCATCCAGAACTTGCCACCTGTAGCGCCGCCGGGGTGGTAGCGTTTCTCGCCATCGGCTGCGATGTACTGAACGCTGGCCAGATCACCCTCGGCGCCGTAGAGCGGAACCATCAGCCGCCCGTCTCCGGTGATCCTGGCGCCGTTGGGTGCGATGCCCTTGCGTGCTAGATACGGATGATCGGCACTCGCTGCACCGCCTGCTGTCCAGATCGCATCCACCGTACTGGCGGCAACCGCCTGACTGCGATCCTGCTCGGCCTCCCGCGCTGCCTTCGCCTCGGCCATCCTTCTAGTGTGCGCGAACTCCTCGGCGATGGTTAGCTTCCTTCCCATCTCGGCCTGCCAGGCCTGCTCGATGCCTGCTCGCCAGCAGCCGAACCGCCCTGCCGGTACGCCGTCGCCGAAGGCCACGTACCAACCGGGTTTGCTGTGGCCTGGCGTGCCCTTGGTGCCAGAGTTGAACCGGTGCAGCTTGCCGTCTAGATAGATCGTATCTGGCGGCTCCAGGCCCGCCTCAATCATCGCCTCCCGTAGCTGCTCGTCTGGTGGCTCTACCCTCTTGGGCTCTGGGAGAGCGTAAACGCCGCCGAAGATGCTAGTCAGGTCTGCCATTCGGCGCCTTCAATAGATAGGTCGACAACCGCTGTATCGCGGTGATGCGTGGCCGCTTGCTGCGACCTCGCTGGAGAGCGAGAACGGTACTGTAGTGCAGGCCGGTGGCCGCTGCAACAACCCTGACCTTGCGGTCTTGCAGAGCGGCAACGACTTGCTCAATCGTCATCATAAAGCGTACTCCTGAAAAAAAGTTGGTGAAGATCGAAAAAAAGTATAGCACAACTTGAAAAGATGGGGTAGGATGCTATCCATGCACTGAACGGATCTCCCGACGAGTGCTGCAACAGAAGGAAACGAAATGAACGCAAAGATCAACCAAGCCATCGCCGACTGCGACCGCTTCATTGCCAAGGAGCAAGCGCAAGCCGCTGACCTCCGACCGGCGGATGTTGCCAAGATGTTGGACTTCTACATTGCGCACCGCGCCAAGCTCATCAAAATGCTGGAGGCCTGAAGATGGCCATCAACCTAAAAACCACCGCATCATTAGCGTCGAACGGCGCCAAAATCCTCGTCTACGGCCAAGCAGGCGCAGGCAAAACCACCCTGGCAGCAACCCTGCCAGCCCCCATCATCCTGTCCGCCGAGGGCGGCTTGCTGTCGATCCAAGACGCAAATCTGCCCTACATCGAGGTGAGCTCCATGGCCACTTTGATGGAAGCCTATTCTTGGCTGCGTGACAGCCACGAGGCCAAGGATTACCAGAGCGTGGCGCTGGACTCCATTTCGGAGATTGCTGAAGTGGTTCTGAACGCTGAAAAGAAGTCGAACAAAGACCCAAGAGCTGCCTATGGCGCAATGCAAGAACAGATGGCGGACATCATCCGCGCCTTCCGCGACCTGCCCGGTCGGCATGTTTACATGAGCGCCAAGCTCGAGAAGACGCAGGACGAGATGGGTCGAGTGCTCTACTCGCCCTCAATGCCGGGTAACAAGACCGGCCAGGCGCTGCCTTACTTCTTTGACGAGGTGCTGGCCCTGCGGGTTGAGAAGGACGCCGAAGGGATAAGCCAGCGGGCACTCATGTGCGACAGCGACGGCCTGTGGCTGGCGAAAGACCGCAGCGGCAAGTTGAGCGCTTGGGAAACGCCAGACCTTTACCACATCATCAGCAAGATCGGCGGTGCGAAATGATCGCCGTCTGGCTGGCTTGCAAAGAGGCAGAGCGCTTGGCAACCGAGGCCCGCCGGGTTGTCGAAGACGCCATGATCGAGCAGTTCAAGATTGCCAAGGACATGGAGGGGACCAAGACCTTCATGAACGCAGGCTACACGGTCAAGATCGCTGGCCGGCTCAACCACAAGATTGACAGCGACAAGTTGCAAGCGATCGCCGCCGAGGCCGGCCTGGCCGAGCATCTTGGCTCACTTTTCCGCTGGAAGCCGGAAATCAATTCGTCGGCCTGGAAGTCAGCCGATGAATCCATCACGCGCCCGCTCCTGGGTGCGATCACCACCACGGCGGGCCGCCCGTCTTTTTCAATCACCAAGGAATAAATCATGGCTACTCTCGGACAAGACTACGTCGCTGCTGACCTGCCCATGGGCAAGAGCTTTGAGCCTCTGCCTGCCGGCTGGTACACGGCGGCGATCACGCAGGCGACCGTCAAAGACACCAAAGCCGGCACGGGCCGATACATCAGCCTGAAGTACGACATTACCGGCCCCAGCCACCAGGGCCGCACGATCTTCGGGAACCTCAACATCAGCAACCCGAACCCGAAAGCGGAGGAGATTGGCCGCCAGCAACTCAACAGCCTGATGCGAGCGATTGGCCTGGCCAAGGTCAACGACACCGACCAGTTGATCGGCGGGCAATTGAAGATCAAGTTGGCGATCACCAGCAGCGACCAGTACGGCGAGGGCAACGAGGTCAAGGACTTTGCCACCATCGCCGGCGGGGCAATGCCTGCGGCAAGCAAGCCGGCGGCTCCTGCTGCTGGCGCGAAGGCTGCGCCGCCTTGGGCGAAGTGATCTAGAGCAACGGGGCGTGACGGGTGTCACGCTCTAACCCCAACCAAACAGGAAATATCATGATTATCAAATTGAGCAAAGAAGAGATTGAACAAGCCGTAATCGCTTGGGTTGCACTCCGAATGGATTTTGACTACCAAGAGCATGACTTTAATACGGTGGAAATGTACTACGGCGGCTGCGAGGTCTCCTGGGTCAAGCCTGTCCAACCCGAGCCAGAGGCCGCCTAATGTCAGCAATCCCAATCCCAGACGAGGTGGCTGCGGCCATCGACGCCGCCCACGAGCGCCAGGTCGAGCTACCCAGGTCGCACCTCGGCGCCAGCCAACTTGGTCACGCCTGTGATCGGTGGCTGTGGCTGTCCTTTCGCTGGGCGGTGCGCGAGCCCTTCCCTGGTCGCATCCTGCGGCTCTTCCGCCGGGGCCGGCTGGAGGAGGCCACAATAGCGGCGGACCTCAAAAGCATTGGGATTGAGATACACAGCACCGAGGGCGAGCAGGCTCGGGTGGACTTTGGCTCGCACGTCTCCGGCAGTCTGGATGGCATCATCGAATCTGGCGTCCCTGGTGCGCCAAAGGCTCGGCACATCTTTGAGGCCAAGACGCACAGCAAGAAATCGTTTGACGATCTGGTCAAGCACGGCGTCGAGAAATCCAAGCCAGTCCATGCCGCCCAGATGCAGGTCTACATGGCCGGCACGAACATTGACCGCGCCTTGTACTTTGCAGTCTGCAAAGACGATGATCGCATCTACACCGAGCGTTTGCGAGCAAGTCACACCGAGGCCGAGCGCCTGATAGCTCGCGGGCATCGCATCGCACTGGCGGATAGGATGCCCGAGCCGCTCTCCAGCAATCCAAGCTGGTACGAGTGCAAATTCTGTGCGGCGCATGACTTTTGCCACGGCAGCAAGAAGACAAAGGAAGTGAATTGTCGGACCTGCGCCCACAGCACGGCGGAGCCCTCCACGCCAGACAGCGATGCGCACTGGACATGCGCACGATTCGACCGCAGCGTGATCCCTATCGCCACGCAATACACCGGCTGCGACAGCCATGTTCTGCATCCTGACCTAGTGCCATGGCAGCGCTTAGATGGGCCGGATGCTTGGACGGCTATCTATCTCATTGACGGGCGGGAGGTGGCGAACGGGGAGGGGGATGCTAATGTGTATTCCAGCAAAGAACTGGTAACAAGATGAATTGCATTGAATTTGGAGACTGCCGCGAAATAATGCGCCATTGGGCTGCTGATGGCGTGAAGGTTCAGACTTGCGTGACAAGCCCGCCTTACTTTGGCCTGCGCGACTATGGGCGCGACGGCCAGATTGGTCTGGAGCAAACGCCCGAGGAATACATCGCCGCGATGGTGGAGGTGTTCCGCTGTGTGCGCAACGTGCTGGCTGATGACGGGACATTGTGGCTGAACATTGGGGACAGCTACAACAATTTTCGCAGTCAAATGGGGCCGGGGCAAGCTGTGCATGGACGAGATAAGTTGAACGGCAAACCGGATGTTCTTAGCAAAAAAAGAGGCATCGAAGGATTGAAAGAAAAAGACCTAATCGGCATCCCTTGGATGCTGGCCTTTGCCTTGCGGGCAGATGGCTGGTACTTGCGCCAGGATATCATCTGGCACAAGCCGAACCCGATGCCTGAGTCTGTGCGCGACCGCTGCACGAAGGCGCATGAGTACATCTTTTTGTTGTCAAAGTCAGATCAATATTTCTTTGATAACAAAGCAATAAAAGAACCGGCCAACTTGGCAAACCATCGCGATAGCCCAGGGATTCGTCGCACTGCACCTGGCAGCGCAGACCACAACGGTTTTAAAAACGGTCGCCACTACGAAACACGAAACAAGCGCAGCGTATGGTCAGTTCCAGTTCGTTCCTACAAAGGCGCTCACTTTGCCACATACCCGCCGGCCCTAATTGAGCCGTGCATTTTGGCTGGCAGCAGACCAAGCGACATTGTGCTGGACCCGTTTATGGGATCAGGCACTACCGCGCAGGTTGCTCTGCAGCATGGCCGCCAGTACCTGGGCTGCGAACTGAATCCAGAATACGAAACGTTGCAAAAAGAGCGGATTGCTAAGGCTGTGCCAGCAATTGCTGATGACCGCCAAATGTCACTTGTACTGGAGCAGACCAATGCTCCGTGACTACCAACAACGCACAATAGACCAGCTCTACTCCTGGTTCGATCACAACGCCACCGGCAATCCCTGCTTGGTGCTGCCCACCGGCTCTGGCAAGAGCCACATCATTGCAGCGCTGTGCAAGCGGGTATTGCAGGAGTGGCCGGACAGCCAGATTCTGATGTTGACCCACGTCAAGGAATTGATAGAGCAGAACGTGGAGAAGTTGCGCCAGCACTGGCCCGATGTACCGGTGGGCATCTACAGCGCCAGCATCGGCAAGAAGCAGCTTGGCGAGCCTATTACGTTTGCCGGCATCCAGTCGGTACGCAAGAAGGCCGCCCTGCTGGGCCACGTTGACCTAGTGCTAGTGGACGAGTGCCACCTGATTGCGCACAAAGACCAAGGCGGCTATCGCTCGCTGTTGGCCGAGCTGCTGGCGATCAATCCGCGTCTGCGAGTGGTGGGCCTCACTGCAACACCTTACCGCCTTGGCCACGGAATGATTACCGACGAGCCGGCGATCTTCCGCGAGCTCATCGAGCCAACAAACATCCTCGAACTGGTGCGCCTCGGCCACTTGGCGCCGCTACGTTCCAAGCACACCACAGCGCAGCTTGATGTGACTGAGGTTCACAAACGCGGCGGCGAGTTCATCGAGGCCGAGTTGCAGGCCGCAGTTGACACGGCGGACCAGAACAATTCCGTGGTGCGCGAGATCATCAAGCTCGCCGGTGATCGCAAGGCGTGGCTGGCCTTCTGCTCTGGCGTCCAGCACGCCTGGAACATATGCGACAAGCTCAACGAGCTTGGCATCACTGCAAACTGCATTACCGGAGCCACGTCGAAGCGCGAGCGCGAACGCATCATCGGCGAATTCAAGGCGGGCCGTATCCGCTGCCTGACCAACGCCAATGTCCTGACCACCGGGTTTGATTACCCGGACATTGACCTGATCGCCATGCTGCGCCCCACCATGTCTCCAGGCCTCTACGTCCAGATGGCGGGCCGGGGTTTGCGACCCAAGAGCCACACCGATCACTGCCTTGTGCTTGACTTCGCGGCAGTGGTGGCAACCCACGGCCCAATCACCCACGTCCGACCGCCCAATAAGAAGGGCGAGAAGGAAGGCGCAGCGCCGGTGAAGGTATGCGACAACTGCCAGGAACTCTGCGCCCTGGCGGCCCGTGTATGCCCTGCCTGCGGGCATCCGTTTCCGGAGCCTGAAGTAAAAAAGCTCAAGCTCCAGAACGATGACATTATGGGACTGGCGGGCAAGGAAATGTCGGTGACCGCCTGGCGCTGGCGCAAGCACGTCAGCCGAGCCAGCGGGCAGGAGATGTTGATGGTCACCTATTACGGCGCACTCTCTGATGCACCAGTGAGCGAATACATGCCGGTGAACAATCCCGGCTATGCCGGCGAGAAGGCCAGGCGTACTGTGGCAGAGATCGCCTCGGGTTCCGATGTGCTTGTGTCCGACCTCTACAACCCGCTGGACGTGGTGGCCGACATTCTTTCCTGCGGCGAGCCGCCAGACATGATCGAGTTCAAGATGGACGGTAAATATCACCGTGTTATGCAACGAAAATGGAAACTAGATGCGCCACAAACAGCCTGAGATCGTGACGATCTACTACAAGATGCTCGAGGCCGGCCCGCCCAAGTGCTGCCACAGCTGCGAGATGTATGGCACGGACGGCCTGTGCGTGGAGTTCTTCAAGGAGCCGCCGGAGGAGTTCGCCGCCACGCCGGATGCCTGCAACAAGTGGGTGATGGACCTGCCCTTCTGATGAAAACCGAGCACGAAGAACAGCGCGAACTGGTGCAGTGGATACGCCAGGCCTGCGGGGTGAGGGTCTTTGCGATCCCGAACGGTGGCCTGAGAGGCATCGCCGCCGCCGGACGCCTGAAGGCCGAAGGCGTCAGCGCTGGCGTGCCCGACCTGTTCATCCCGGCCTGGCTGTGCTGGATTGAGATGAAGCGCGAGAAGGGCGGCAGCGTCTCGTCGTCC